CAAAGAGCGTTTTTAAAAACACGGTATTCGGAGGTGCGGTTCGCAAGGGTGTTTTTAAGAACATTCTTTCCTCCGCATCAGGTGAGTTTGTTGAGGAGTTTCTCGGTGCGGCTGCTGATCCTTATGTAAGACGTATAACAGGTGTTGATGCAAACGCAAAGTTTGATTTATATGATGCATTACATCAAGGCTTTATTGGATTTGCGAGTGGCGGTGTGCTTGGTTCCGTTTCAGTTACTGCTAACAGTGTGAGAAATATGGCAGACGGTAAAAAATTAATAAGCAATGGCAATGCAGACAATATGATTAAGACTGCTGAGGCTGTGCTTAGCAATGTTGAAACAAGAAACATCAATTCAAAGAACTTTTCACAGACCTTTAAGGATTTAAAAGGATCTCTTGATGCGTACAATAAGCTAAGCGATAAAAGCAGTGCAAAAGCGGCAACTATACTCGGTGAAATACATACGGCTACCGCTCTTATCGAAGTGCAGGCTGGTGTTGACTCTTCGTTGCAAAAACTAATGACCTCTAATGATGCAGACATGGAAAAGTTTGCGAAATATGCCACGTTGCGTTATGGTGTAGAGGTTACGGCTGACGACATCAGAAACGACAAAAACGGTTATGCTACGCTTATTGCAGTTGATGACTGGGCATCGGGCTTTATATCCGACACAGAGGACGAACGCACCGAGCAGGAGATACGTTATGCGATATTAAAGGAACAGGAGCAGTCTCGTGCTAAAAAAGCATCCGAGGAGGCTCAAGCCACAGCTACACAAAACGCAACCGTTCAAACGGAAACAGCACAATCCCAATCGCTTGGGGAAAATGAGTTTAAATCCGAAGCGTCGGTTAAAGTTGATACGTCAATTAAAACTGATGTGACAGGAAACATTGATGACGGCACTCCTTCGCTTAAGTCTATTGACACGTCAGAAAGTTGGAATGGTCAAAGCAAAGCTATGTACAAGACAAGTGAAAATCAGTTTATTATTGTGTTGAAACAAGCTGATGGTACATACAAGTACGGTACGGGGAACATAGCTGACGGCACTAAAAAGATTAATTATACCAAAAAAGGTGTTTCCGCTAAGGCTATTGCGGACATGCTATCTTCCGAACGTGAGAGGGACAGTTGGCTGGATGGTATTGTTGAACAGTCTGTTGAGAGTTGGAAGAACAATCAGGAGCAGAAGACAACCACAGATAAAAACGAGACAATAAAAAAATCGCTCAAAAGCGATAAAAAAGTTCCTTACAAGCAAACATCTAAGGATGATGGTGAAACTGCCGAAAAAGCGCAAAATTCGGAGGCTGAGGGCTATATTACCGAGATTGATACAGAAGTATCGGACGATACAAAAGAAATGCCTGCATACAGCCGTCAGTTTTCGGCTGAGGTGCAGGACAGAGCGCGTAAGTATGTCAAAGGCTTTGACCTTTTAGATATTAATACAAAACGCGCTATTATGCGTATGGTTGTTACTGCGCTTGATAGTCCTGTCCCTGTTAATGCAAAGACTATTACATCAATAGCTAACATAATGACCGTGCGTAAGGGATTGAATGTGCGGTTTGCGGAGGATGTTTCTGCTGACGGTATTTATTACGCTAAAAACAAAACACGGCTTATTATCCTTAACCACAAGGCTGATAGCGTGCGACAGACGTTCATACATGAGCTTACGCATGATATGGAAAACTCAACCGGCTATGATGAGCTTGCAAGTGATATCCTTGCGGAAGTTGACGAGGAGTTTTATAACGAGGTTGAAAAGGAATACAAAAAAGCATTCAAGGACGAAATAACGGATGCGGAGATTGAATCAGAAGTTATTGCCCGTTATCTTGGTAAACAGCTTGACGGTACCAATTTCTTTGAGCGTTACCAAAGGAATGCAAACGGTGTCAAGGTTTTTTCAACCATCAAACAAGGTTACAAGACAATCAATCATCTTGCAAAGAGTTTATTCTCAAAAGACAGAACTGCTTATAACGAAGCTTTTAAGTTAGCGCGCACCTTTGAGGCTATTCTTGAGCTTTCTAATATGCAGGATAAAGCAAGTAAAAGTAATTCGTTGCCTGAGGGTAAAAGCGAAAAATATGATTTACCAAAAGATAAACTTGTTTCACAGAAAGACAGCGAGGGCAACACTTTAACCAAAGAACAAGCGGAGTTTTTTAAGGACAGTAAAGTTCGTGATGAAGACGGTAATTTGTTGGTGGTGTATCATGGGACAAATGAAGAATTTACAACATTCGGGAAAGATAAAAATGGTTATAATAGACCATCTTATTTTTCTACAAGTAAAGAGTATGCTAAAGCATATACATCAAAATATAAATATAAAAATAAGAAAATCTATAAAGTTTATCTTAACATTCAAAATCTTCTTGACGTTGGAAAAACAGATTATAGCTCTGCTAATGTTTATCAATATGAAACAACTAAATTAACTTCTGAAATGAAAAAAATATCAAATGCTATCGGATGGGATGAAACTTATATTTCAGATATGTTTGAAAACACAGAGGGGAACGCTAAAATATATGATATTATAAACACAGTTGAATTTGCAGAAGCTTTAAAAGATAATGGTTATGATGGCATTACTGGTATAGAATATAATGCTAAAATGTATGCTACAACTTCTCCCGAACAAATCAAACTCACAACCAACCAAAATCCTACCGAAAACCCCGACATACGTTATTCGCTTAAGCAAACATCTAAGCAGGATGGTGAAAATCAAAAAGCGTACACCAAAAAGGAACTAAGAGCAAAGGTTAAGACTGTGTTTGCTGATCGAATTGCAAGTCCAAACGCAAAACTTAATGCTGCCCTTAAAGGTAAGGATGTTGATGCTGTTACAAGTGAGCTGTATATTACATTCAATAAGCCGAGTACCACCACAAAGCAAATAAACGAGCTTTCGTTGCGAATGGCAGATTTCATTATATCAAACGCTATGGTTGAGTATCAATACGACACTATGACAGAAAATGGAGAGTATTCATACGACATTTATAAGATGCAGGCAGTAGAATATTATGGCAGCGAAGCCGATTTTACGGCAATGCGTCAAGATATTGCAGACGACATAATGAAGGCTTATGTTGACGGTGGAGTGGAGACCAAAGCTGAAAAGCTAAAAGCAGCATATTCCGCACGTCAAAAAGTTATGAGTGAGGAGTATAAAAAGAAATTTACCAGTCAAAAATTTATATGGGCTACGGAACTTGCAAAGCTGAAAGAGGAAAACAAGCAACAACAACAGAAATACAAGGAAAACTCAAAAGAGGAACGGGCCTTTTGGGCGAGTAAGACGGCACAAGCCAACACGAAACTTTCGCAAGAGCAAAAAGTTACAATGCGAACAGAAAGAATTATGGGTAACCTTAATTACCTAAAAGATTATATTGTAAAACGCAAGTATCGAGCTGCTTCTGATTTAATGTCTCCCGAAGTGGTTGCTTTTGGCAAATTGCTTTTAAATATTAAAGGCAGATTTGATATCAATCAAAAAATAGCAAGACAGGTTATTAAGGAATGGGGCAACTATTACAATGCTGAAAATGCTCTGCTTGGTGGTAAGGGTGAACTTGGCGAACACGGCTCATATATTGACCCTGATGTTGTTGCGGCTATACAGCGTATTTCACGCAATGTTGACAACGAAGAGGAGCTTTCATATGATGAGCTTGCTGACCTTGACAAGATACTCGGAAGCGCTGCAAAGCTATTCCGTAACTACGACAAGGCGATACTTAACGGAAAGGCTATTATAGTTAAAGATGAGGCTCAAAAAGAAGCTGATATGCTTGCACGCAACTACAATGACAAAGAACTTAGAAAAATAAAGCATGACGGCGCCATTTTTGGCGCTATGTCTAAGATTGCAGAAACCGTCAAAGAAGGATACTTATATAATATTGTTGATCCTATGTCTACTATTGAATCAGTAACAGGCTATAATAAAGACAGTATTATTGTTAAAGCGTTTCAAGAGATTGTTGATGCTGAATCTAAAGCTATGAGGCTTTATGATGAAATGATGAAGCCTTTTGATGACTTCTTAAAGGAAAATAAAAAATACAGACATCATTTGATAAGAGACACCGTGCGACTTCCAGACGGTAAGGAAATATCTATTGGGCACGCGATATCTTTATATGAAACCTCAAAACGTGAACAGGCAAAACTTGGACTTGAAAAATCCGGTATTGTGTTTGAAAATGATAAAGGCAAAAAAACAACTGCAACAAAGTTGACTGTTGATAATATAAATCAACTTTATTCGCAGTTTAGTGCAGAAGACAAGGCGTTTATTAAACTCACAGAGAATTTTTTCAATAAAATTTCAAAGGACACAAAAATGAAAGCTGACCTTGAAATTTTAGGGTACAGCAATGTTGTTGAATCGTTTTACTTCCCTATTAGGCGTGACCCAGTTGTTATAGGCAGAAAGATAACCGATGCACGAGACAGCGCAAAGCAGTTTATGACCGTATACAATCAATCATTTAATCAAAATACGGTACAGGGCGCTAAGAACAGACTTTATATTTCAAACATTTATAACGTTATCAATTCACATGCAAAAGGGCTTGCAAACTATACTCATCTTTATACGCCAATGCAAACGTTTGACCGAATTTATAACAAAAGGCTTGGCACAGAGGGTATTATAGCGACAAGCGTGCGTGAGGAATTTGTTAATAAGACATGGGAGGATGCAGACAACTATTTATCAAATCTATTCGCTAATATTCAAGGTGTTGGAAAAGGTTATAGTTGGGGAGACAGGTCAATATATAAAATGCGTTCACTTTATGCAATATCAGCACTTGCGCTTAACCCTAAAGTAATAGTATCACAGTCTGCCTCATATTGTTCTGCATATGTGTACATAGACATGAAATATCTTTCCGAAGCCTTGATAAAAAAGACATCCCATGAGGAGATGGTTAAATATTCAGATATGGCATATGCGCGTTTTTACGACAAAGGAGTTGTAAAAGCTGAAGGCGTAATTGACAAAGTAAGTGATTTTGGAAGCAAGGCTACCGGTGGTATAACATGGATGGACAAAGCGACAATAGGTAAGATATGGGAAGCAAGCAAACTTCAAATTGCTGACAAAACCAGTTATAAAGCTGGCAGTGAGGAATATTACAAAGAGGTTGTTAAGCTGTTTGAGGAGACTTGCAGAAGGACACAGCCGCAATATTCACCAGCACAGCGTTCTGCTTTGATGCGCAACTCAAACGAATTTATAAAAGCATTAACCATGTTTACAACTGTCGGAATGAAAAACTTATCCTATACCCTATCATCTGCTGAAAGAGCACTTGTTTATGCTTACCGTGCAAAAACGGATGCTTCATACAAAAGCTTAGCAAAAGACGCTAAAAATAAAGCGATACGCGCACAGGCAGCTCTTCTTTCATCAACAGTATTGTACGTTATGATGGGACAGTTCTTCAAGTGGCTCTACCGCAAAGATGATGACGATAAAAACGTATTTTCTTCAATGCTAAGCGATATAACAGCAACATATATAGGTATGTTCCCTATTCTAAAAGAAATATATAATTATATTGCTAACGGGTATGAGGTATCTTCATTTTATTATGACGGAATCAACAATGTTATAAGTTCAACAAATGATTTAATTGAAATGGTAAGCAAAGCCTCATCAGGAGAGGTTATGACTGACGTTAATGTTATGCTTCCTATTCGCAATTTCATATATGCGTATTCGCAAATGTCGGGAATACCTGCAAGAAACCTTAACAACTTTGTTTCGGGTATGGTGCGTAGGTTCAGCCCATCAACGGCTTATAAGTATGACACGTTATTTTATAACGCAAGTTATACCGAAGATATAAAGAACGCACTTGCATCCGGGGATGAAAAACTTGCTATGACCGTTATGGATGAGCTTATGAAAGACAACAAGACCGGTGACGGCTCAAGCGACGAGACACTGAAAGAGCTTATTAGGCTTTATAACGCTGAATACAATGTGTTACCTCCTACGCTTGACGATACGGTTACGATTAACGGTGTGGAGATTACGCTTGACAGAAAGCAGTTTAAGCAGATTAAAGCGATATATGCGCAAAGTGATGAGTTTGTTGATGCGCTTGTTAAGGGTGACATATATGCGGAACTTACAGATGCACAACAAGCAAAGGCAATACGAACAATTTACAATACATTTTATGATCTTGCTTTGAATGAGGTTATGGAAGCATCTACCACAAAGGCAGTTGTTCTTTCTAAAATGGCAGACGTTGAAGTTATATACCCTGCCCTTGCATACATAGCCGATATCAAAGCAGATGTCACCTCAGACGGAAACGCTATATCAGGCACACGCAAGACAAAAGTTATCGCATATATCAAGTCTTTAAAGCTTGATGCAAGAACCTCATATATTATTCTGTATGGTGCCGGGTACAAAACAGATGAGATTATGGCCAAAATAGAAAAATATGCGATAAGTGACAATCTGACCGCCGAGGACTTGACAGCACTTGGAATTAAATAATTACTCAAACGAGAGGGGCAAGCAACAAAATGCTTGCCTTTTTTCGTTATTTGTTAAAACGACCATATTCCACCGACAACAAGAGAGGAAAAGCCGTATTCCACCGACAACGGCACATGTTATATTGAAATTACAATAAAGGAAAGGATAGGTAATAATCATGAAAGAAAAATCTGTATATGCAAACAATTCAGGAGAGCCGATTAAGGCGCCGTCTCCTACCCCGAAAACAGTCACAGCAACGGTTAAAACAGGAACTGACCTGCGTGTGCGTAAAGGTAAATGAGGGGGATTGAAAGATGAAAGTTGACACAAACAAACAAACGAATGCTGATGTTGATGCCGAAGTGATAGATGACGACAACTTTATTTTTGAAGAAGAAGACGAAGGTAAGGTTGACGAAACGGACACCGACACAAGCAAAGATGACGAGTCTGACTCAAAAGATGAAAAAACATCAACTGATGAAACAGACAAAAAAGACGATAAGCCAGCGGATAAGGCCGACGACAGCAAAGTTGACGACAAGAAAGCTGACGACGCAAAATCAAAAATGAGCGCCTTTATTGCCCGTGAGGCTGCTGATCGTGCGGAAATAGTCAAGCTCTTTCCTCAAATAGGAAACTTAAAGAGTTTGCGTGACATTGAAAACCCCAAACGATATGGGGAACTCCGTGACCTCGGCTTATCTGTTGAGGAGGCGTTCAAAGCCACCAATGCAGGTAAGATACAGGATTTTACTGAGAGCGTTGCAAAACAAAACGCGGCAAGCAAAGACCATCTGAAAAAGATACCTGGAGGCAATTCGGGTAAAACGGTTATTACACAGAGAGACCTTGACACAGTCAAGGACAAACTTGACAACAAAATATCTGACAAAGACGCTTTTCGTCTTCTCAAGATTGCAAAATCAAGCTTTGTCAATTAAAAAAAGAAAGGAGAACCACAATGTTTAAATTACTAAAAAATGACTATGGCTCAAACAACGTCGGCGAAACCGAGCTTATGCCCGCAACCAATTCGGTTGCTTATAAAAAGCACATGGCACTTGCAATTTCAAGCGGCGCTATGGTTATTGCAAGTGGAGACGTTACTGCTACCCACATTTGCCTTGAGGATAAAACAGGCGCAAGCGGAGGTACAGTTCTCTGTTATCCTATTTCAAACGGGATGATATTTGAGACAAAGCTCCAAGGATACAGTGCGACGACACAAAAGCCGGGTCTATCAGTTACGTTTCACACAGACGGCTTGCAGATAACATCAACAGCCGCAGTTATGGCAGCCGCTACGACCTCAACCACTCTTGCTGCAAAGGGCGCATATATAGTTGATATGTGTTCAGCTTCTGCTGCAGGAGACAAGGTTCGAGTTCGTTTACTCAGATAAATATAAAGAAAGGAGACAAAAGATATGGCAGTTTATTCAACTATACTATCCGGTCTTAGTAAGACCGAAAATGCTCAAATTGGGCTTATTGCGCAGGACGTTATCATGGTCATGGAGCATGAAAGCGATCTGCTCGCTAAAAAAAGCGGTCCTCGTGACTGGCTTTTCAATACTGTAAAATCAAAAACCAAATATCAGGCTATTGTTGAACAATATGGCTTTGATTCAATGACACCTGTTGAGGAGGGCGGAAGAGCCGAAAACTTCTCTGCCGGTGAACTCCGCAAAAAGGTTCTTGAAAACATATGGTTCCTTAACCAGTTTTCCATCACACAAATAATGATGGATGATGCTAACTACGGGCTTGCAGGAGAAGCAGAAAAGCGCGCTAAGAACTTTATGCGTTCTTTCTATAAGACACAGCATGAAATTGCGCAGTATGCACTCATAAACGCAACAAGCACAAGTTATAAGTACAAGAACACCACAGGAACCCTTGACTTGACAACCGCTGACGGTTTCCAGTTGTTCTACGATGCCCATTTATATGGTGCAGAGGGAGATACACAGTCTAACGCATATTATACCGCACGTGCAAGCGGAGCTTCTCTTGACGCTTCTGACATTGAATCTGCGCTCGCTGCAATCTCAGTAAAAATGAGAGGACTTAAGGGCAATGACGGCACTCCTCTTGGCTATATTGCTGACACAGTAATCATACCTGGAAACAGGCCGTCACTTGAAACTTATGTGAGACAAGCTCTCGGCTCTGTTAACACAAACGATTCGGCTAACAACAACATCAACACCCAGTACAATAACTGGAATTTAGTTATACTTCCTCTTTGGCAGTCAAGCAAAGATGAAATATACATAATGTCGAAAGACGCAAATGAGGCACTGGAAGGAAATATATTCCTTGACAGAAAACCTCTGACGGTAAGAAACACCGTTGATCCTCATACCCTTAACCTTGATGTTACAGGAAGCGCACGTTTTGGTGTGGGCTTTGGCTCATACAAACATATCATGCGTTGGGAATCAGTCGCTTACGGAAGCACAGTAAGCAACTCAACAGCTATAGTACTGTAATACTTCAAGCAAAAGAATAATAATACAAACGGCTGAAAATGAATAGAGTTTTCAGCCGTTTTGAACAAAGGAGCAATTCATGAATATAAGTGATTTTAAGCGTCATATAGCCTCACTTGGAGCGGAAACACAGCTTGATGATGTTATAGCAAACGACAACATATTGATAGATGCGATGAATCGAGCGTTGCTTGAAATTGCAAGAGTTCATCCAAAAAAAAACAAATACAATATCATACATTATCCACTCGAACCCGTCTATTACACAAACACGTTACAAATACATAAGATTAACGATATCACCACGAATATTATCGGTGCTGTTTCCCTTTGCTTTACGGTTAAAGGAAAAGGATCTTGCAAGATAACTAATATGAGTAATTCGGCTGTGCACACGGTTAATTTTGACAATTCATCATTTACTACATACAAAAGTTATATATCAAGTCTATTTTTAGGGTATTCAAGCGCAAACATTTATATTGAGTTTACTGGTGACTACGTTTATCAGATAAAAAACGTTACCGTGTATGACGCGCGTACAGGCGATAAGGTGGCAGATATAGTTCCATATGAGGATTATATCGAATATGACCTCAAGACCGAAATAAGCGACTATCTATGCTTGTCAGGCAAGCCAATACTGCGTGACGGCGAGTTTGTTTATAACACCGACTATTTATTTTATGGGGACACAATTAAACTCCCCACACTTGACAGCGGTTTATATGAGCTTGAATATATGATAAAGCCCACAGAGGTTACGCTTGACACTGATGAAATAGACATTGATGGCAACCTTATAGATTTATATGCTTTGCTTGTGGCATCTTATATCTATATTGATGACGATATACAGAAATCTAACTATTTTACAAGTCTTTATCAGGAGCAGAGGGCGCTCCTGCTTCGCAAGCAAACAGTTCCTCCTACTAAAAACAGAGTTATATCAAATGGATGGTGATTAAATGGCAATACAGCTTGAAAGTAGAACAGAATATAGCAAAAGTTACACGGGATTTTGCGGAGTTGATTTCACTAACGACGCAGCGAATGTTTCTACAAAGCGGTTTTCATATCTTGAAAACATGTACCGTGACTATGACAGCGAAATGGGTGCTGCTGTTGAGACTGTTCCCGGATATCGCCGTTTATATGACTTTGGCGGTAAGATAAACGGTATATATAAATATCGCTCGATAGACGGCATAGATTATATGGTTATTCACGCAGGTACAAACTTATATAAATTTGCTCATTCTGACAGAGATAATTTATCCGTCAGCGCTCCAACTGAATATAGTGGGTTAGCAAACAACCGCTCATCCGCATTTATATTTAATAGTAAATTATATTTACTTGATGGGGCGGGATATTTTGTACTTGATGACAATGGACTTTCCTCAATCTCAGACGTTGCCTATGTTCCGATATCATATGCCGATGGCGAACCTTACGAACAGCGGAATATGCTCTCTGACAAGTTTATAAATAAATTCAATGTTGTAGATCCCGAAACGTTTGGGCGCGATGCTGATATATATACATATACATATGATGATGTAAATTCTACTGCTACAGTAACCGGAACAGTGGAACAAAGAGAAAACATGATCATACCAACAAGCGTTGAATATAACAGTACAAGCTATTCTGTTACAGCTATTGCGGATGAAGCGTTTATAAGTAATATAAAAGTTAAAAAAGTTATTCTTCCACCTACAGTAACAACTATAGGTGAATATGCTTTTTATGAATGTGGAAATCTTACAACAGTTGTTTTTAGCGGAGTTGAAACCATTAAAAGCAGAGCTTTTAATGGTTGTAATATAAAAGGTATTTATATTCCTGACTCTTGCACTGATATTGGAGCGTATTCTTTTTATAACAATTCAAATCTTGAAAAAATAATTTTTGGCTCTGGAATTAATACGATTGGTAATGGAGCTTTTTATAGTTGCGAAGCTGTAACAAACATATATACGGTTATGACGGAAACAGCGTTTAACTCTATAACTTTCGGAATAAATTGGGTATCTAATATTGAGGAATGCACAATAACGTATGAAACGACTATAAATAATATTGCACTGAATTCTGAAACCATTATAAATGATACCACATTTGTTGCATCTAGTTTTGAAAGTTACGGGGGATTAGCTTCCTTATCAAGTAACGAAACGAATGTAATATTAATTGCAAATGGTGTTGGTTTTGTTATTTTTCTAAAATATTATGAATCTTCTGATGATGTTGAAGTGTTCTATAATGTCACAGGTACTGCAACACCTATTGATAACACCTATAAAGAATATGTTTTCCCTTTATATGACCCATGCAAAAGCATTGATAAGATTACTACTGAAGGCGTGGAAATTAACAGTAGTAACATATCATACAAAGCTGAATACGAAGGCGAATATATAACAAGTATAGTCTTTTTGGCAAGTGCGGTTGATATTTTGACTGATTGTGATTTGAAAATTTATGGCACCGGCTTCGCATCTGAATTTACAAGCATTGCCGAGCAAACCACATATAAAGAAAGCAATCCTGAATATTCGGGAAGCGCTTATGAGGCTGTTACAAAATGCACAGTATCTTGTATTTTTGACGGAAGAGTGTTTTTAACAGGTAACTCTACACTTCCGAACACGATATTCTATGCACAGCGTGATTTGACAGGCCACACAAACCCCTCATACATAGGCATACTTAATTATATTAATGATGGCACAGGCAACACGGAAAATGTTGCGATGATAGCAACATCATCATTATTAATGGTATTTAAGGGCGACACAGTGCAAGACGGCTCTGTTTATTATCACAGCGGTCTTGATAGCGAAAATGACTTAATACCGAGAATTTATCCATCAAGCGCAGGACTTGCAGGAATAGGCTGTCTCGGATCAGCTTGTAACTTCCTTGATGATGCAGTGTTTATTTCAAAACGTGGTCTTGATGCTATTGGCAAAGAAACGGTTAATTTAGAGAGAACAGTTGAGCATCGTTCCTCAATGGTTGACTTCATGCTCAAGCAAGAAGCCCTTTCATCTGTTAGCCTTTGTGAATGGAACGGATATTTGTGTATTCTCTGCCCTTCAAACGATAATACACGCATATATCTCGCTGACAGCAGACAGTTGTTTACTGGTGTTGAAAGCACTCCTGAATATGAGTGGTACTGTATGTTTGACATAGGCACGTATATAGGTCAAGTTGACCGTTATAGATATATTCAATCGGGATATGCGACATTTAATTCTATAGATTATCCTCTTGAAGAACTCTATGACAAAGACGGAGATTATTGCTATCCACTTGAATTTTTAGACAGCGATGAATATATAGGAGCAGGAGAACAATCCTGCATAATACCGTCTTATTATTCCGACGGAGCTTATCATATGCTCGTGGATGAAAATTTTAATTGCATATATGTATATGTCAAATATGTTGATGGACACGCTTATGTTGTTGACACCGACGGTGAAAAAATTGGAGGCACTTATTCACCTGCTTCGGCAATAGCTGAAGCAAATGGAATACTGTATTTTGGCACGAATGGCGGCTCGCTCTGTTGTTTTAACACGGATAAGAGAGGGTTATCTGTTAATGATGAGGTGGTACGCTCTGACGAGATACACCGTACTTATTACACGTTTGATGGTAGACGGTAT